GGATCAGCCATCTTTCCCGCATGTAATTGAAACATATCAAGTCCTCAGGGCTTCTGGTGGCAACATTGGGTCATTGGTAGGCAAGGAATCCTTGACTTCCGAGTACTTTTTAGCCACAAAACGACCACCTTCAAGCCCTACTACAAGGGGCTCAGCCAGCCGATGGTATCCATAAAGCTTGCTTTGGACGGGCTCATTTGTGTCCAAAAGCGAAGAATCCTGGGCAATACCCACCTTGATGCCGCGAGAAATGGCTGTGGACAGCAAGAACTCACAATTCGCCCGCCCTGCCTCGGCAAAATGGACATATCCTTTGTACGAAAAATCAATGCCGTAAAGGTGTATTTCTGCCACTTTTGCTGCAATCGCAAAACCTATGGCGTACGCCACCGTGTTATTGAAGTACCCTGTTTGACAGGCATTCATGACCTCTTCCAAAGGAAACTCCACTAGCCCTGGACAGCGCTCATCGAGTTCACAGGTGTAGATGGGCCCTTTATGCTCTTTGAGCACTTTGGCCATAATCCCCGTTTGGGTCCCAGAATCGTCGCTGTCTAAAAAACGACTTGATGGATCCATCATAAAAACTCGATCATGGAAAATCACCCCCGCCATGGAGTTAATTGCCCAAACTTCGTCAAAATGGATTGAATGGGTTTTGGCCAAGATAAACTGACCGTGGCTTTTTCCCATCGCCACTATGGCAATACGTTTTCCTTCAAGACTTGGAACATTGGTCATGGACCTGGACTTTCTGATTTCACATATATGCGAGCCATACCATCACGGTATTCGTCACGACGACGACGGCCTTGTTGCTCGAATCCAAGACCCTGAATTGCTTCTTTGTACGAATTATTAAAGTAAGCAATCATATCAGGAGGACCCTTGGTGTAGCTGTAAGCTTGGACCAAGCAGCCATAAAGTAGTGCCTCTGGGGCGTTAATACTTACCCAGGTTGTTGTGTTTGTAGAAGATAACTGAGCCGGTTTATAAATATAGCCAAGCTCTACCGCGTACGCGGACGTGGGCGTAGGCGCAACATAAAAAGTATTCTGATCCCAAACGGAATAGTATTTAGGAATACCCGTAACACTTCCATCGGCCCAATACTCTTTCATAAAAGAAGTATCACGGAACTCTAAAAAGATTTGATCTGTCCCGCTTGTAATCATCATATAGCGATGAGTCAAAATATCGTTTGGAGCGGTCAGAAATTTATTGTTCGCAGTTAAATTGCCAGTGACTTCTAACTTGAACACGTCCAAATCAATATCCCGAAGAATCCTATTCTCCGTCATTAAAATAAACGTATTTATCACGGCATTGGTGAATACGTTAGCATCCACTTCGGTGTAATTGCGTATGTTGGTTACTAACTCATCATAGGTCATGACACGTTTCCTATTGTGCTTGAGGCAGAAACGGAACCAGTACTTACAGCCACCGAAGTGACAACCAAAACGTTTCCGATGTTTCCGACCCCCAAAACGTCTCCCTGTTCTGGGTAGGGCTGCATATTTGTTCCGCCATCAGCCGTTCCAATACTTTGAAAGGCAGAATCACCAGGAGAGCCAACGTAAACAGTAACCGGTTCAACCCGATCTGGGCGAGGCTCATAAAGAGCAACGGCATCACCGTTAAATTTAAGGGGCTCAAGCTGGGGTTCTTTTGGCTCGTAGTCTTCTGGGCAGACCTTGTACCCACGCCAGTTTTTGCGTAAAACGTTATATTCGTAACGCTGCCCGCAGTAATCGCAAAGCCCGTACGAGAATTTTCCGGTTGCGTATGCCACATCATACCCCCAGTTGAGGAACGAAGCTTATCCTAGCCGTTTCACGATCCTCTGCAGCCGCGCGAGCCCACTCTTCTTCGTAAATTTGCTTTAATCCTGCCGTTCTTTCAGACTTAAATTTAAGAGAAAGATAATAGGCAAGGCCCGCTGCTAAGCAGGGCAAGAACCTAAAGTTTACATCCGATGTATTGGTGTAATCGCCAGCATCTTGAATACGCCGAATTCTGTAATACCTAAACTGATATGGGCCACCCCCGCCCCCTGGCGTTGGGTAGAAGAATACCTTTGGAGTATTTGTGCGTTCCACATAGTATTGAGCAGGTCTGGCTTGCGTGCTTTTGTCGGGAATGTCTAAGTATTCTGCTCGAGTTATCGGATCAATTGTGATATCGACAACTGGACTTTGAGAAAAGTCACGAATTACAGCAGTCAATACTTGGACGGTGTCCGTTGGCAAATTAATAGAAGTAGTTCCAGTTAAAGTAACTGCTACTTCTTCAATGGTCCACAAATTTAATCCTCTATTCGCCCAATCCAAAAACATAAGATTGAGCGACCGACGAGCGGTCTTTAGGTGATGACCAGTGGTCATCTCCATCCCACAGCGCTCGTACGCTTCTTCGATCAGTTCATCGATCGGTAGATCAAATGTTGTGGTACCAGAAGTTGCCATTAAGCACAGCCGCCCTTATTGTAGCCCTTGGCCATTCCACCACCCATCATGCCCATTGCCATGCGCTTATGCTGATTTATGGCGCCGCCCTTAGACATCAGCACTGGGCCGCTTTTTTTACTGGGGGAAGAAATCATTTTGTTCTTGGGGCCAGACTCAACGCATCCGCCACCCTTTGTTGCAATACCCATTCCTTTACCAGCCATGATTATTTCCCCTTTTTCATAGCACGGCCTTTTGCATCAGCCGAAGTTTTCTTCATAGCGCGGCCTGCTTTATCAGTCATTCCGCCTTTTTTCATTTTGCCTACTCCATCTGCAGCAAATGCAGGAACCTTTTTGCCGCCTTTTTTGACCATTTTCATCTTAACCATTACTTCCTTCCTTTCTTTGCCGTTTTGGCAGATTGTATAAAAGCTTTTGCAGTGGGAGCGCCCTTAGTTCCTGGCTTACGCATCTTTTCACCAGAACCCATAGCAATACGTTTTTTCTTAGCGTTGATATTGGCATAAAGACCGGGTTTTGCTGGCATGGCGCTACCTTCCTTGAAAAAAAGCGTACAAACCTATAAAAAAACTTGTCACCGCACTTGACGCTCCGGCCACCCACATCAGGGTTTTCCAGCCGCCTTTCGCTTCTGACAAGGTTAAATTAATTGCTTCCAAAGATTTTTTAATATCACTCATATCGGCCATCATCTTATCCATATCATCTTGGATATGGCGAATCTCAACAGAATGAGTGGCTAGTTCCCGTTCCACGCTCATGTCAGCACTTCCATCGTTTTCTGGCTTGGCGAATACGGCTGTTTGGATCTTTTGCCGCCTCTGGAAATTTCTTCATTTGGCCAGCAGAACGAGCACAATACGACTTGCGTCGTGTTGCTCGTTTACCGGTGGGGTTATCTTCGGTTACAGCCGTTTGTAGTTTGCTTCCAGGGTTGGCCTTGCGATACGCTGCAACGCCTTTTTTAGTCATGCCCGCGCCCTGTTTAGTCGGGCGAAAATTGCCCGACTTTACAGAAGTTTTGATGCCCATACCCTTGGAGGCCATTACGCAGCAGCTCCACCGTAGAAGAACAACGTGACGCTAGTTACGTTTGCATCTGCAAACTCAATAAAAACCCCCTCATCAAACAAAACCCCCATATCAGGGAAAATAATGTCGTATGCGCCAGCGGCGGCGGGAGTTTTAATATCTACAAGTGTCGTTGCAGCGGTTGTAGCCCCATTTTTTAGCTGAAAAGACGATGCTGTGCTGCCGCAAGTGTAGTAAATAGCCGCTACACGAGTGCGTCCAGCAATTGCGTCATCATCTGCGGCCTTTGTAACCGCAAGTAGATTGCTATAGCTCATTAGAGCCTCCTAGTTAGGAGAGGTTGTTGTTCTGGATATAAAGAACAGTCACCGTCGCCGCACCAGTTGTACCGTTTCCGTTTTGGGCAGCAAAGTCAACCAAAACTTGCAGGTCAATTGTTCCAACGTTCGTGGCTTCTGTGTCCAAAGTTCCACGAGTGGTTCCTAGTGACTTAACGCTAGTGCTGGGGATGAATGCGTCAGCATCAGCAGAGGTTCCAACCACAACAGCGGCTGTACCAGTGTCGTTGTTGACGACCGTGACGTTCAGGATAACGTCAACGATCTGTGAATTTGCAGGGACCGTTGCTACAACCTGGTTATTTGAAGTTGCGCCGATGATGTCAATCACAGCGGATTGAGCCATCAGAACATAACCTACGTTTGCTACATCGGTGCCAACCGTCGTGCCGGTTGTGTCTTTGATTGTGCCAGCCCTAACTGGGCCGGAAAAGGTAGTCGTTGCCATTTTGTCCTCGTGTAGTAGCACATTCTCGTATCTTCTCTACTAAGTCTGCTAGGTCAGTAGATACGAGCAAAATCCTAGTCCTGTAAGAATACAGCAAAAGGGGGGTTTTGCAACCCCCCTCTTTTATTACAACATCAACCCGGTGAACCGAAGATACCGCGCGGATCCGAGAATCCGAACGAATAACGCTCACGGGCCTTGTAACGAACGTTACCAGTGTCGAAGTCGCCTTCAAAACCAGTTTTGATCGCTACACGCTGGAACATCTTCATGCCGTTGGGGGCGTCGGTTTTGATAAACCATGCGTCCGGATCGGTCAGGAAGTGGTTAACTGTGTAACCCTGGGGGATCATGCCCATGTTCTTGATGGCATTGATGTCGTTATCAGCAGTACCAACGCGGAGCGTGGACTTCATGATACGGTCAGCCGTGAACTGGAGTTCCTTAGGGATAATCAGTTTCAAACCTTGGATCGCGATCTTCAGGCCGCGCTCGTCTGTGAACGCTGCGATGTCGATCAAAGCCTGCTCCAGTGAGGTCTCAGACAAATCGGCAGGTGTTGTCAATTCGTTTTTGAGATCTGCACCGGTTAGGGTGGGGTGATCCGTTGCACAGAGGGGCTTGCCGTCACCACCGATTGAGGTAGTAAACGCACCGTTTAGAACGGCAGCAGCCTTGATCTGCTTGGTTTGAGCCATAGAACGGGCCAAAGAGCGGGTATAACGAGCAGACAGACGATCGTAGAGGTTGTCCTCAACGGCTTCTTCCGTCAGCGCGAATGCCAGCGCAATGGTTTCGTGGGTGTAACGAGCTGCATAGACTTCTTGCGCGTTGTCATAAGCAACACCAGCGCCTTCAGACTTCACAGGAGCATTACCAAAGCCCGAGAGCATTACCTCTTCTTCAAACGCGCGGTCAGAAGTCTCTACGTCGTAGATTTCTGCGTGCTCGTTCTCGTAATTGGAATACTCCAAGCCAAACAGAGCGTTAAGACCGGGCTCAAGCTCTCGTACTAGTTGCGAACGTGAAATAGCCATGATTAAACTCCTGCAGTGCCCGTGCCACCTTTGTAGAGGTGGTTATTCGGGATAACGATGAGATTAGCGTAAGCAGCAGTAACATCATTGTCTTCTGCGTCTTCATACACGCCAACAACTTTCCACGGATACGTAGCGTTACCAGTAGCGGGGACACCAACTTGCTGACCGGACTGGCCAGTGGTTGAACTACCTGCTACAGCGGTATCCAAATCAGCATTACGGCCAACGCAAGTAACAGCAGCAATGCCGGAGCACTGTACTACAAACTCAGCGTTAGGATCGTCGTTGACGAGGGCTACAATACCATCCTGAACAATGCTGCCGGGATAGTAGCTTTTCCAGGTGGGTTTGCCGGTCGTGGGATCCACGTAGTAGCAGCCCTGGAATACACCGACAATTGCTGCGCCGGTGGTTGCGATTGCTAAATATCCTCCAGACAATTTTACAGAATCGCCTTGATACAGGGCGGTACCGTAGTTGTTGGAGATCTTGTACTGCGTTAGACCTTGGTTATCGTAGTTACTGCCGACTTTGCCGACAGGACGAAAACCAAAAGGCTTATTAACGTTAGCCATTTGAATCTTCCTTAAAAAGTTT